TCAATCACCTGTGTATCGTCGGCCTACGGGGCCATGCCCGCGACCCGCGCGCCATTTCTGTTCCTGCTCGGCGATGGCGTCCGTGGCTTGCCGTTCCTGCGCCGCTTGCAGCGCGGCGCGCACTTCCGGCGCTGCCATCGCCTGGCGGCGCTGTGCGAGTTCCTGTTGCTGGCGCTTGATGATGCCGGTTGCCACGGCTGCCAACTCCCAGCGATCCACCGGCGTTTCACCGTCGTCGCGCACCTTGCCAAGCCCAAAGCAGCCTCCGCATGGGTTCGCAGCGTTGCCCTTGATATGGTCGGTGCCGGTCCCGAGGCAGACGGGGCAGTCGTCGGCAGCGATCGTTCGCCAGCGCTGACGCCAATCGTCGAGAGTCGTCGCGCTCTGCACGTCGCGGTCGAGTTCGCGATAGACGACCAGCGTCTGGCCCTCGAGCGGCCCGGTGCCCAGTGTCTCGGTGACTAGGGCGAACCGGCCACCATGATCGACGCGGGTATGGGTGGGCTTCACTCTTCGGAATCCTCGTCGCGACACTCTTCGCAGATGCCTTTCTCGACCAGCGGAGACCTGCCCCACAACTCGCATCGCTCGCAAACCATTGGGCTTTCGATCAGCCGGGTCTCGCCATTCAAATCAACACCCTCTTGCTCAGCCAGCCATTCGACATCGCAGGGAAGGTGATCGGCAGCTACATCGATCCACTCAGTGCCGAACCAATCGCGCAGGGTGGAGAAACCTATCTTTCGGGCATCCTTGACGCTGTGCGCGAACGCCAGCGCCGCCCCCTCCTCTGGTCCGGCGTCTCGGTCATATATGGAATAGGCCCTCAGGCTCATGATTCACCTCTTATCATTTGGCCCGGGCAGCAGCGGCGGCATCTGCCCGGATTGGTAGGAGCGTTCGACCTGGGGGAGCATCCAGTTGCCAACCGTGTTGCCGCCGGGTAGCACGATGTGAGCGAGGAACTCCTCTTCAAACATCGTGATACCGCTCTCGACTGCCTCGAGCTTGGCTTTGATAACCAGAGCCAGCGCCCGCCAGCGTTGCCGGCAGGCCTGTTCCCATGCTTTGGCCGCCTGTGCTGGCGCTCGCTCACGTCCGGTCTCGGTGAGCGTGTACTCATCGCTGTTCCGATCGGGCATCGTCAGGTCGAAGCGGATTCTTCTGCCGTGCATCTGGAAAGCCAGCACCGCAGTGCCGCCGTCCCATCCATACATGAACCCGTCGGCCCCGTAGCGAGCTAGGGTCTGCTCGATCTCGGCGCGGCTACGCTCGCTGGAAACCGAGGTGTTTTCGGCATATCGGGTCATGGGCTTCTCCTATGCGGCTGCCCCCTCGGCTTTTCGCAACACGCGCTCCAGATCCACCGCCATGAGTGACGCATCGGTCATCTCTTTACTCGCTGGTCCTTGCTCGATCGCGTAGCAGAGTTGCATGGCCTGATCAGCTAGCGATGGCTTCGGCGAGTACGGATTAAGACCCAGCCTGTCGCGGAGATCCCTGATGGGCTCCGGCACATAACTGCCCCAGCTGTCCTTGACCATTTCCCGATAGCGAGCGGTGAGCGCCTCGGAGGTCGCATCTCCGGCCAACCATTGTTGATCGTCCCCAAGGCTGATCCAGAGGCGACTCAATCGCTGCTCGAGGTCTTCGAGTCGCCGGCTTGCACGAATGGGATTTATCAGATGATTTATCAACGCATTTACTCCTATGTAATCTGATCGGTAATGCCTAGGTATTCCCGCCACGGCACCTTCACGCCGTCGACGAGAAAACCCCAATCGCCACGGTGCGAGCCGGAAATGAACAGGGTATGCACGCCGCCATGCGACACGTCAGCAATGCGATGGAACTGACCGTAGCCGATCCGGGCGGTATCGCCGGCTCGGCGGGTACGCTGCTGACGAGAACGCCGCGCCGGTAGACTGGCGCTGCCCGGCATTACACCCGGCACCTCCTCTAGGTAATCGCCAGCGAGGATGATCGTTCGAGCGTTCCAGGGGTGATCATGAAGGTGCCGGTCGTCGTCCGGCTGCTGGATGTGATGCACGCGAATCGAGATCGGGCACCAGCGATGCCGGGGCTGGCGCGTCTCGTAATCGTAAGGATTAAATAGCCAATGGCGATCCATATAGACCTCGCCATCTTTCACGATGGGGAAGTAAGGCGTGCGATGCGCGCGGGCGATTAGCCAGCGGGCGATGGGTGGCCAGGCCAGCAGCGTGGCCAAGATATTCCAGAGCAGGTTTCTCATATCGACTCCCTATGCGACGGCTGCGGCTGGCGCCGGCATGAACTGTTTCTCATGAGTGAAGTTGGCCGCAACAATGGCGCGGGCCAGTGGCGGGCAGACGCTGTTGCCGATCAGGCGCACCTGGACGTATTTCGGTACCGGGCGACCATTGACCTCGGCGAACTTATAGCCATCAGGGAATCCCTGAGCAGCGGCTAGCTCGTGAGGCTGGAGCATCCGCATGCCGATGTCGGTGATCACGTAGCGCTCACCGTCGATCAGCACTGTGATCAACTGGAAGCGGTCCTTGGTGGTGACGGTGGGTGCTGGCGCTCGCAGGTCGCGGCCGGTCTCGCCTGACCCGCTGCCGTAGTACGGTGCGAGGAAAGCGGCAACTGCTGCGGCGTGGGTGCCACCGGCGCAGACGGTGGGCATCGGCTCGCGCAGATCCCGACCGCCACGATCGGCACCCTTGAGGTTGACCAAGTTGGCGGCGACCAGGGCGTTATGATCTGTCGCGGTGACGGTCGGTACTGGATTGCGCAGGTCATCGCCGACAACGCCGGTGAAGTGCTTGGCAAGGAATGCGGAAACCAGTGCATGCTTCTGTCCGCCGGCAACTACTGTGCCGAGGGGTTTCTGTAGGCCGATCGCTCGAGGCGCCTGCCCGGGCCGTTCGCCGTAGCCCGTCTGCACCATGGTTGCCGCCACCAGCCCGAACGGCGCCGCTCCGCCCGGGTTCGTCCCGGTGCCCTCGACGTTGCTGTTTGCCGTGATGGTATGCATGGGCTCGTCGCAGGCATGACCAATCGCGCCTGACCGGAACTTGGTGATATGCGGCACCACCAAGCCATGGGCATCGTGCGCTGCGGTGACCGTCTTCATGGGCTCGAGCAGCGACTGGCCACGGAAACCCTCACCTCCGTGGTTGCAGGTCACGATGAACGGCTGCTCGGCCTCGACCACATACCGCATCACCCCCTTGGCAATGCGCTTCATGGTGTTCTCGGCCAGCGGCCGGTTGCGGCTGAATATCGAGGGGCAGGGGATTGACCAGTCGATGCACTCCGCGGCGGTGCGGTGGGGCTGCATCTTTCCTCGGCGAACGGCAGGGGCTTCGGGTGCCGCGTGGGTGGGCTTTGGCCAACAGATGGGCAATCCGTCTCGACGGGCAATCAGGAAGAGTCGGCGGCGAATGGTTGGGGTGCCGTAATCACAGGCCCTCAGCAATCGCCAATCGACCTGGTAGCCATGCCGGCGTAGGTTGCCGACGAAACCTCGAAATGTCTGACCCTTGCGAGCCGGGTCGGGAACGATGCGAGCTTGATCGTCCTTGATTAGTGGGCCCCAGTCCTGAAACTCTTCGACGTTCTCGAGGATGATCACGCGCGGCTTTACCTTCGCTGCCCACCTGGCTGCTACCCAGGCTAGACCGCGAACGCTCTTGCTTACGGGGCGCCCGCCCTTGGCTTTGCTGTGGTGCCGGCAGTCTGGGGAGAACCATGCCAGGCCGACAGGCATACCCCGAGTCGCTTGCTCGGGATCGACGTCCCAGACATCGGCCACCGAGTGCTCGCTGCCTGGGTGGTTTGCAGTGTGCACGGCGATAGCCGTTGCGTCGTGATTGATGGCGAGATCGACAGGGCGGCCTAGGGCCTGCTCGATACCCTCGCTGGCGCCGCCACCGCCCGCGAAATTATCGACCACGAGTTCGTGGCCAAAGAGGTTCAGGTTCATTCCCTGGCTTCCTTCTGGTTATTGGTTGGCCGGTGGCACGAGCTCGGCAATCACCTCGCCGGTCTCGATGAGGTAGTGGCCGCAGTCGTCGTTTGATCCGCTGCACACGGGGTAAGGGCAAGGTGCCGGGCAGCCCCGACGGACTCACCACTGCGCAGGTGACGCGTTCCCACCATCACCACAACAGCAGGAAGCGGGACGCTGCGTGTGGTAGGTTGAAGAGACACCACAACAGCGCAGGAAGCATGTCATGAACAAGAAAACTGATGGTCAGGGGTCTGGCCAGAAACCGCCTCCCGCTAAACCCCGTGAGCATTACGATCACGCGCCGGTTTATAAATCGCCACCACCACCGCCGGACAAGAAGCCAAGCTAGCTTCAAGGAATCGCAACCATGAGCCCGGAACGTAACGACCAAGAGTTTGCCGTTTACAACTCGCTGAACGTCGAGAAGCTGACGGAGACCTTGAACGCCCGGGCTGACCGGCTCTGTACCTTCCTGCTGATCCTGCTTGGGTCGGCGGTGTTCGGCTCCATGGCCAGCACCTTCTGGCTTGGGCTGGCCGTGGCCGCCATCGCGGCCTTGCAGTTCGTCTGCCGCTTCGGCGAGGCAGCTGGCGCCGCCAGGGCGCAGAAGCTGCGCTATGACAGCCTGAAAGGACGCATGAGTGATTTAACGGATGATGTGCTGGCAGAGCAGTACGAGCGCATCCATGAGCAGGATAATCGCCCACTGGCTTCGATCGAGACCATTGCCTTCAACAAGGCCTGTTACATGAGAGGGCAGGAAGACGAGTGCAGGCCGCTTTCACGTTTCACTAAGCTCGTAGCGCTGGTGAGTGGTGGCCATCCCTGCGACGTGCCGCCGCGTGATGAGAAAGCCGCCTCGGTTAAGTGATGGTTGGCGCCGCTGGTGTAGCCTCGCCACCCAGCCCGTCGACCAGATGCTCGATGACGCCTGCCAGCGCGCCGGCCATCAGCGCGAAGTCGGTTTCCAGCCGCAACACCGGGCCGTCGCCGTCATCCGTCTGGCTGGCTTCATCCAGCAGCGCATTGGCGAAGTGGATGGACTTGAGCGATAGGTCGTCGTGAAGCACCAGGGATACCTGTTCGTCTACGGTGATCGCCAGGCGAGTGGCTTGCCGGCCGGCGCTCATGCAGCCGGCGATGTCGTCGCCACCGAGATCGACCTGACGGCCGCGCACGACACTCTCGTCGCCGCTTGTGGCCTTGAGCTCGACTTGGTCGCCGACTTCCAGCCAGGCCGGGCGCGACTCCGGATTGCTCAGCCACTCGGTCATGGCCCGGGTCGGCGTCGTCTTGGTGGCCAGTGGCGTGACCTTGAGCGAGCCCAGCGTCTGGCGCAGTAGGTCGAGCACGCTCTCGGCAGCGGTCCGGCTCGAGGCATTGACGACGATCAGGTTGCGCGTGGTGTCCCACCACACATCGAAACGCCATGAGCGTACGAAGGCGCGGGGCAGGAATTCTTCATAAACCTGCTCCTTGAGTGCCTGCTTTTCGCGGCGATGCAATGGCCGGCCTTCGCTGTACTCAATACGGTCAGCGCGGGCTTCGACTTCTTCACGCACCACCGATGCGGGCAAGATGCGTTCTTGGTGCAGGGCGGTCAGCAGCCGGTGGCCGTTGATCTGATGGATGAGTTTTTGGCTGTTGCGCCCGGCTGGCGCGGCCCAGCCGATGCGCTTGGCTTCGACGCCACCCAGTGGGCGGAATGCCTGGGCTTCCAGATGCTCCTCAAGACCGGAGATGGAAATGGCTGGCGCGTCGTGCAGGCGGTAGAGGTGAAGGTGCTTGAACCACATATCAGTCGATCTCCTCGTTCTCGATGATGGTGATCGGGAACTCCCCGATGATATGCAGCGCGATCTGCACCCCGACGCGGAAGCCCTTGCACCTGTCGCTGTCTTTCTCGAAGACGATGGCGTCGTCGCCTTCGCCCAGCTTGATGCCCGCGTCGGTCTGGCTAACGACCAACTGCAACTGGTCGACTGCCCGCTGGTGGTGTTCCTGTGCCTTGAGGATCAGGCGAGCGAGATCGTCACCGCCGGTGACGGGTTCGCTCTCTTCGGATAGAAACGAAAGGTCGAGAGAGTCGGCTGGCATGGTGGTTCCTTGTGGATTAGTAATTGTCAGTACTCCTGCCATTCGGTTTTCTTCTTGGGTTTGCCCCTCACGACCACATCGACCTCTACCGGTCGCCGGATATGCAGGCTGCGGCATCGGCCGGTGCGCTGGGCTAGGGTTATGAATTCTCGGGCGAACTGGGGGGCGTCGAAGACGGCGGAGATCGGCACGACGTTGGCGCGCTTCATGATCTTTTCCATCTTCGTCTTCACCCGCTCTTCATGCTCGCCGGGTGTCTCATCGAGCTGGGGGGGGGGGTAGTGCGGCGCGCCGAGCGGAGCGCGTGGTGTTCGGTCATGCCGTAAACACGAAAAGCCATGATTGCCTCCTGCCCGTCGCGCGGGCTGTTGGGATAAAAAGGCCTGCCCGAAGGCAGGGAGGTACGCAGGGTTTGCCTTGTGATGCCGGAATGGCATCGGGATGACCGCGAACCGTGGCCATGCCGATGACATCGCGGAAAAAGGCCCGGCCGGAGCCGGGCAATACGCAGGGAAATACAGTGATGCGCCATCACGCATCGGGGAGGACTCTGGATGCGAATTTTGCAGCGCGAAGTCTGCCTAACGTCGCCGCCGCGAGCGTGCTTTACCAGAGCCCTCTCCGATGGCCAGCAGATAACGCGCTGCTGGCGCCGCGTGGGGTCCGAGTTGTTAAAGAGCGTGTTGCTACTGCATCTGGCAGCGCCCGGTAGGCGCTCTCGGATACAGGCCGCCATAACGCTGGCGGCTGCGGGTCAGGCGGTGTGAATTTCCAGTGCCGGCGTCAGCCCGTGACGATCCCAGCGCCAGCGGCGGGCTTCGTGGCGCTTCTGCCGACGCTTGGCCCGCTCGGCCAGGTAGTCGGAGGTTTTGCCCTTCGGATAGACGGTCTCGGTCTCGGCGCCGCCGAAGAAGTACGCGCAGCCCCGGCCAATCTCGATCAGTTGCTTACGCATGCTGGTAGCCCTCCATGATCAGGCGTCCTCTGCGAACGGCGAGATGCCAATGGTTACGTTTGGCGATCTGACGCAGAGCGATTAGCGGCGTGGCGTAATGCAGCCGCTTGCGGCCGTACGGGGTGTCGATTTCGGTGAGACGATTCATGACGTGGCTCCCGATTTATTCAACAGCCCGTTGAGGTGATCCAGCAGGCCGCCGAGTTCGGCATTGATGCGGTTGTTGTTGTTGTCGTCATCGCTCTCGTTGCCCAACCGAGCGAGAAAGGCGTTTACGACCTGACCCTCTGGGTCGGTTATCTTGCCACCAGCCCGGCGGATGGTGACTTGGACGAGATTGCTGGCGCCGGCGTACTCGGCGCTGGCATGCCATTCGCCCTGTTGGGTCACGTCGATGGCGCGGTCAACAATCTGAAAAATCGCGAAGCGTTGGGCGCTAGTGAGGCGTTTTTGGGTGGTCATGGCAGCCTCACTTGAGCCGGATAAAGGTGCGGAACTTGGTGACCTCGCAATGACGCGCTTCCATTGCGACGACCGCGCCTTGCTTGGCCGCTCGGATGGTCGTGACAATGACCAGCTCGCCACTCCTGCCGAGTGCGTTGCGCGCCAGCAGGGCCATCCGCTGTTGTTGCATCTGCTCGCCGGCGGCGTGCAGGCCTTCTTCTACGGTGGTGACGTTCGTTGCCATTAGCGTTCCCCTTTCCTTCCCCTGGTTGGCTCAGGCTTCGAGCCGTGTCGTTGTGCGTGTGAGACGAACCCGCGCCGTGACGCGCAACTTGTCGGTGCCGGTGTCCATCACCATCGAGAGCGCCAGCGCGAGGCAGAGCGGTGTGATCCAGCCGCGAGACAGCGCCTTGGCGACCAGGTGTGTGATGCTCTTGCTGTTGGTTCTTTCGCGCGCCTGCTGGAGAGTGGCGCGAACAGTGTTGACGGCGATGCCAACCTCACCAGCGATCTCTTTGCATCCCATGCCGCGGGCTGCGAGTGCGGTGAGCATTGCTTGTCGTTGGGTGATTGGCTTCATGTTGCTTGTTCCATTCAACTGTTGTGCTTAGTGTTGCCTAAGCAATCAACTCTGTCAATAGAATTGCGCAACAAAAAAGCCAAGCAGAGAATTCTGCTTGGCTGTAAGTAAGTATTTATTTCTTTTTTGGCAGGCGCTGAGTGGTTATTACTTGTTTTTGCCTTCCAGGCGGAGTGCCGCCTTGGTGACTATTTCTGCCAAAATTGAGGTGAGATTGGCGTCCTGGCTCTCAAGGTCACGCAAGCGTGCAATGTCTTGGGTTTCCTGCGTGTAGCGGTCTTGCTCAGTGTTCATTTTGTTTGCCCCATGGCCATCGCCTGTATAAGTATACAGTAAATTGGTAAGGATGATTTGGCCACCCCTCAGGGGCTCAGCCAGTGTAATGAATTCGCGCTACCGGCAACCGCTTAAAAAGCGTGCGCGAATTGGGGTATTTCTCCGCTCAATTCTGCCGCGCCACACCCGGCGCATCATCTACTTCTATTCTCCATACTTTTTGAAAGATGCAAGGCCGCCGAAGTGCCCAATTTGGCCCTTTCGAGCGCCGGCCCTTCCTATTTTCCACAAATCGACAAATCAGCAAGGCAGCGCTCGTTAGCTGGGCGTGACTTGCTGTTTGCGATTTTCGTGATAGGCACCGTAGAGAGATAGGGGCGATGGTGACAGCAAGGAATTTGGCCAGTGGCTGGACACAAAAAACCCGCCACGAAGGCGGGTTGGTGATGGTCGACAGAGCGTCAGTGTCAGGTGCCCAAGGCGTCGAGTGATCGCTCGTCGTGATAGACGATGACGTTCGCCTGCTCCACCAGGGCGGCCTTGGCTTGGTCGATCGTATCCTGAGGGCCGCCTTCGATCACCACGAACATCGAGGCGCTGGGCGTAAGTCGAGAGACATCGACCAGCGCACCGAGCGCTTGGGTGACGGCGCTCCACCGCAGGCTATGGGTGTTGCCCGACACCGTATGAATGAGGCGCTGGCCAGGGGAGCCGGCATCCAGGGCGAAGGGAAACTGGTACTGATGACCGCTGGCGCCGACAACGCTGAACCTGCGCTGTACGCGCTTGGCGTAACGACGCTCCAATACATCACCCAGGCGATCCTCGAAGCCGGATGGCGGCACCGGGTAAGCATCCTTCAGCGCATGGCCGACGCTAAGACAACCTTCAAAGAAGGCTGGCAGGCGGTCACGCAATGCACTCGCGGAGCAGTGGGCGAGAAAGTCGCCTTCGCTGCCCATCTCGATTCCCATGGAGCGAACGCTATCCGTCAGGCGTTGCAGCAATTTAGGGCGAAGCTTGATGCCATGGCTAAGGGCCGCGGTCAGTATCTGCCCATCGTCGGTGATCAATGCGTTGCCATCCGGCATTGTCTGGACGTATGCGCCTAGCTGCTCGCCATCGAAGCCTAGCGTATATGGGGACTCGATGAAGAAGACACCGTCGCGCAGCGCGCGGCAATCGTAGTGAGGTAGCAGTTGGACACAGTTCATAGCAGTTCACCTTGCTCCCCGGGTGGTGGTTGAAAGCCGGGGGCGCCTTCAATATTGGCACGCTCTAGGAATAGCCGCCATAGCTGATCTTGAGTCAGGGCTGGGTCGAGTGGCTCGACATAGCCATGGCTGGCCTCTTGCGTAGGGCGGTGCCAGTGCGGGTGGTCGACGCGCTTCTGATAGTACGGCTCACCCAGGCCCACGGTGTTGCGATGCCGGCTGGGTCGACCCGAGTCAAAGGCGAGAACGCGGGCATTGTCGATAAACAGGCTGGCGCCGAAATTATCGGGGTGAAAGCCGCGTGGCGAGCGACGGTAATAGACGAGTACTCTCCAACCTTTGCGGGTGTACCCCTCTACGTCCAGTGCAATGCTGATCTCGAATAGGCAGGGTATTCGCCCGCCAGCCGCTCGCCTCCATAGATAGCCAAAAGGTTGATGGCTGCCCCATTGCTTGGGTTGTGCTATCGCCTGCATGGCATGGGCGTATTCCAGCAATATCTGCTCGGCCATGCGTTCCCCTTGGTTTTTATTGTGCTGTCTGCGTGTTCGTCGTGCAGCTTGGGCATCAATGCTGCTGTGCGCCGATGCGGTTTTGCAGCTTTACGGTTTTACGATTGGCTGCCGTTTTTTTCTTCGCCTGCCGGCCCTTTCTTCAGCAGCTCATAGGCGTGCCCCATGATTTCCTGAGGGCTCATTTCTGGCTTTTGGCTAACCAACTCAAGCAGCCGCACAGTCGCTTCAGCGAACCACGCGTCTGTGAGGTTTGTTGCGTTGGTGCGTAGCTCTGACATGACGGTCAGGACATGGATGAGCAAGGGTCGAGGGATACTTTCTTCCAGGGCAGAAAGGCTGAATTGTCCAGGTGGAGCATCGTCATTCCCCACCAAGTGCGCTGGAGTTGTCTCGTAGGCGTCGGCTATCGCCATTAGATTTTCGATGCCGGGGACTACGCCTCCCATCCAGCGGGTCACAGCGCTGCGTGACACCCCCAGCAGTTCGGCGATGTCCTTGTTGACCCCGTAATGGTCATCCTCTGAATACCCGTGCTTCTCAATCGCCAAGCGCAGTAGTCGCTTGGGGAACTCGCGTTTTGCCCATTCCTTATTGGCAACCCTGAATTCTTCGCTGCCCATTGGTGGCGCCTGTCCGGTTGAGTAATTGCTAAGCGCGATTCTAGACAGATCAACTCTTGCCTGCCATAGTGCAAAAACACTAAGTAATTGCTCAACTCTTTAATGAATTATAGAATTCATCTGAACCCATTCATCGGCTACATCCATGACCAAGCAGCCTGAGCTCAGCCTTAGAAAACTCATTCGCCGCGCGGGTGGCACCAATCGGGTAGCACGAGAGCTAGGCGTTTCCTCGGGGGCCGTTTCGCAGTGGATCGCAGCCGGCTGTCTTCCATTGACTGAGGTTCAGGAGAAGACGCACTACGCGAAGCGCCTGCTCGAGATGTCAGGAGCGGAAGCGGAGGAATGGGATGTCCGGCTGATAGGCCGCCGCTGACTTGGTTACCCATTTTGTCGGGACTGACCCTTATACCAGGTAGGAACGAAACAACAGGGGAACGCATGAGTACCACACACGATATTCCCGATTACAGCGCTTGGGCGCGCGATGACTTGATCACAGAAACCACGCGGTTGGCGCTGGAGGTCGGGGAGGCCGAAAACCGGGGCTGGGACAAGCGCGCCGTTCTGTGCCGCGAGAAATATCACCAGGCGATGGCGGCGCTGATTGCGTTGTCGACGCCGTTCGACCGATTCGCGGCCCGACGTGCCGAGGCGACCCGTGAGGGGCACCTGATCGAGGCGGCGCGACTCCGTCGTGAACGCCTGGGCGTGAATGGGGAGGTGCCGGCATGACGACCGTTACCGCAACACGCAAGCGTAAGGCAGCACCCAAGAGTGGTCAGCACCCGGAACGGCTCGATAATTGGCAACTGGCCGCCATCTGCGAGCGCGCCAATCGGGCGATCAATGCGCGGGTCGATACGCGCCATGAATTAAGGGAGTCATGCATCGGGTATCACAGCGCCTGCGCCGAGTGGCATCGCGCCCGGGCGGTCATCGAGGCGCGCAAGCCGGTCGAGCTGGCGCTGGGTGCCGATGAATTGGGTAGCAGTGCCTGGCATCGGGGCAGGGCAGTGGTTCATGACGAAGCGGCGCAGATGGCGCGCGAGGAGGGTGGGGTATGAGCACGCGTGTGCCTCGACTCGAAGCTCTGCGCAGCGAGGCGAGCCGAATTCTCGAAACCGCAATCGAGCAGTATCAGCCGGCAGCCGTGTTTGCGTTGTTTTCCGGTGGGCATGACTCGCTGACCTGCACCCATATGGCCGCCGAAATCTTGGGCGAACGGCTGACCGGTGTCGCTCATATCGATACTGGCATAGGCATTCCTGAAACTCAGCAGTTCGTGAAGGACGTTTGCGGACACTACAAGTGGCCACTGCAGATATACCGGGCCAGCGAAAACACCTATGCCAACGGAACCCCGAACCCGCAAGTCTACGAGGAAATCATCCTCGAGCATGGCTTTCCGGGCGGACCCGCTCACCAGTTCATGTACACCCGCCTCAAAGGGCGACAGGTGGAGCGGCTGGTGCGTGATTATCGCGGGAAACGTGGCAACAAGGTGATGCTAATCACCGGCGTGCGCCGCGAGGAATCCACTCGGCGCATGGGAACAGTGCGAGAGGTCAACGTCGTGTCTGGTGGCCAGGTCTGGGTCGCTCCGATGATAAACGTGACCAGCCAAGACCAGCACGACTACATGGCCGCCTGTGAATTGCCGCGAAGCCCGGTGAAGGAAAAGCTTTGCATGAGCGGCGAGTGCCTGTGCGGTGCTTTTGCCCACCGCGGCGAGTTAGCAGAGATCGCGTACTGGTACCCGGACGTTGCCGATCGCATCCACCGGCTCGAGCAAGCTGTGCTTGCCAAGCATGGGCGAACGAACGGATGGGAAGGGCGCGACGACGATTTCAAGTACAACCGCCAAGGCTTCCTGCCTTTGTGCGTTGGTTGTGAGCAGCGAGCCGAGCTGGCAAGCGTGGTGGCGCCATGAGCCTCGCTGCCATGCATTGGGCACGCCAATCCCTGAAGACGTTGCCCGACGACGTGAAGACGCCTTCCCGGCTGGCGCTGATGTTGCTGGCGGACTATGCCGACGAGTCGCATGTCTGTTGGCCATCCATCGGCACCATGGCACTTGAGATGGGCTGTTCCAGACGTAGCGTTCAGCGAGCCGTCGATGTGCTCGAAACGCGCGGGCTACTCACCGTTCAGCAACGCCAGGCGGCGAACGGTCGGCAGCAGTCGAATCGCTATCGATTGACCGTTGGGGGAGGGTGTCAATCTGTCACCCCTACTATATCTGCCCAATCAGGGGAGGGTGACAACCTGACACCCTACGAGGGTGACAAATTGACAGGGGAGGGTGTCACCCGTGTCAGGGGGAGGGTGTCACCCGTGTCACCCCTTGAATCTACCACTAGACCCTTAACCTCCTCTCACTCTGGCGCGGGCGAGTCGATTTTCGAGCAAGCGGCAAGACGCACCGATGACGGCGAGCCGTTACCGACGACCGAGCGCCAGTATCCGATGCCGCTGGACTGGCAACCCGACCCCGAGCACCTGGCCGCCGCCTGCCAGCGTGCCGGTCTGCCTGCCGACACCCAGCCGGCCACGCACCAGCTGGCCAAGTTCACTGCCCACCATGCGGACCAGCCGAGCCGGCGTCACGGTGCCATGGCGTGGACTGCCAAACTCGTCGACTGGATCCGCAACGACCAGCGCCAGCAAGCCCAACAGCCCACCGGAGGTGCCCATGGAAACCGTCAGCCAGCTGCTGGACAGCGCCAGCGATTCGCCAACGTCAGCGCCGCAGAAGCTCGTCGCCTCGCTGAACAGCAACGCCGCGACCAAGACTCGGCACCGCCAGGCGGAGCAGGGCGGGTCTACGACGGGGAGTTTGTCGCCGGTGACGGCGGAAACCGTTGACTGGCTGTTCGATGCGCTGGGCCAACTGTACGGGACGCACTGGCGCCGCCGATGTGTGGACAGCGGCTGGGGGCAGAACCTCAACGGCGAGTGGGTGAGCTTTGACGCTACAGGCGAGTGGTTGCATGCCCTGCAACATCTGAGCGTGGCGCATGTGCAGTGCGGGCTGGCCGCTCTCAATGATGCCGCCGCCGAGGCCGTTTCTCAGGGACGGACTGCGTGGCCACCGGATAGCCCGATGCTGTTCGCGAAGGCGTGCCGTCTGCGTCCGGAGCCGTTGGGTCTGCCCAGCATCGAGGTGGCGTGGCGCAACGTCCAGGAGCATGCATTTGCCGGCAAGCCGTTCATGCACGAGGCCGTGGCCGCTGCTGCCGAGCATGTGGATTTGCACAATCTGCGCAGCGCCAGCTATCACCAACTGGCCGAGCACCGCCGGCAGTTCGAGCACTACTACGCGAGCAACAGCCGCGAGTGTGTCGTCGAGCGGGTGGCGCGCGGTGCGGCGATGCGCCCCCAGGCTGCTCTGGAGCATGACGCCCGTCGCCGCCAGGCCGAGTTGGCAGAACGCGCCAGCAACGAGGAGGCCGCCCTGCGTGCCGAGGCTGAGGGGCTACCGCATCGGATGAGCGCCAGCCAGGGGCTAGCGGCATTGAGAACAGCAACGGGGAGGGCGTAGTCATGGAGCCGATCGCAACGCCGAGCGGTAACGAGGTAAAGCGCACCGCCTACATGGATCACTGGCACAGCGGGGCGTTATCGCTTCAGCAGCGTAGCGTGCTGCTTGCCATGCCCAGTCCGATGGTGGCATTGACCCGTAACGAGATTGCCGAGCGTGCCGGTATCACGCTGAGCGCAGCCTGTGGCAGGGTGCATGAGCTGATGGATGCTGGCGCGCTGGAGGTGGCCGGCACTTCGCGCGAGCCTGGGCAACGCAGCGGTCGAACCACGCTGCGGCTCACCGAGGAGGGTTGCCGAATGCTGGCGCTGATCGAGCGGGAGGAGGTAGCCCATGCGTGAGCTAATGGAGTTGAACGACCTGCAGCAGTCAGTCATCGATGTGCTGTTCGAGGCTGGCGCCGTTTCAATGCATAGCAGCCTGCCGCGAGAGTCCATCCAGAATGCGTTGGCGACAGTGCCGGGCTTGGTCGAGATCACCGGTAACGCGCTGGGGCCATGTCTGGCGGGACTCAACCGGCGCGGCCTGGTGCAAAAGCACCTGAACGAGTGCTGGTCACTGACGGATGAAAGCGCGCAGATGGTTAGCGCCGATGAAGAGGACGATGCTCCGGTGACGTGGTCGCCTGGGTATGTGGGTAATCCCGATGACGAGACGCTGGCCGGAACCGGCGAGGGGGAGGCGCTACCCGAAGATGGGCAGCAAGAACGTGAATGCTCGGTGCAGCCGGAAACGTTGGCGCTCGGCCCTGGGCGCATCCAGAAACTGACGCACGGCTTGTCCACTTCGATCAATCAACTGCGTAACCAGCACGACGACGAGCTACAGGCGGAATTGCTGGCGGTGATCGACGGGCTTGGCGAACTGGCGGCACAGGAATACAAACGTACCGCTGACCCTTGCATCGGCGATTTGCCTGGCGTCTGTGCCGAACTGCGCAGGCGCGTCGAGCGTGCGCGGATATGTAGCGATGTGAGCGACGAGGTGGCGGCATGAGTCGTTGGGCTTTGATTCTCGGCACAGGCTCGGCCCCACTCTGGGCGAACCTGTTCGTCCTGATGCCGTTCGCGCTCACCTGGCTGTTGCTGGTGCCATTCATCGGCTCGCGTGCGCTCAAGCTCGGTAACGCTGCTCTTTTCTGGTTGACCCTGGCCTCGGTGTATTGGCTCTGGTGGTTCGTCAGCCAGGCGTTCATACATTACGCGATGGAGGCGGCATGACGTCGACACTCAAAGGTGGCCCGCAATCCAAGCGCGCGGCGGCGGTAGGGAGAAACCCGCGCTTCCGGCTGTATCTCGATTATCGCCGCCGGCGGGCCAATGGGCTGAGCACCAGCCAGCTACCGGATGGCACGCATAGCGAGCAGGACGTTGCCGATTTCATTCGTTCGGCCTGTAGCGTATCCAGCCGCGCCGAGATCGATCACAACGATCGGGCCCGGGCGATGCTCGACCGCATCGTTGCCGACTACCAGCGCTGGGAGCGCCAGCAAGGGAGAGTGGGATGATCGAGAGACATTCAGAGAATGCTGAGGGACGTGACTACTTTGTGGGGGATATTCACGGCCAGCTTCGCTTGCTCGAAGAGGCATTGGCACGGATTGAGTTCGATAAGAAGCGCGATCGGCTTTTCTGCGTCGGCGACCTGATAGACCGAGGATCCGATTCGTTCGATTGCCTCTCACTCGCTTTTGAGCCGTGGTTCTACGGCGTGCGTGGCAATCACGAGATGCTGGCTTACGACGCGTTGAATGGCGATGGCAGCACGGATCTCTGGATGATAAATGGTGGCACGTGGGCGCTTAGCCAGAACATGGCCGAGGTGAAGCAGATCCTTGGCGAAGCACTTCGATACTTGCCCTATGCGCGAGAAGTAGAGCTGTCCGGAAAACGCATCGGCATGGTGCATGCCGAACCACCTGGTGATTGGTCACTGATCGAACTGGCAGGCCATGCGTACAAACAGGAGTTGGTTTGGGGTCGCTCACGCATCAAGAGCCAGGACCAGACTCCAGTGGCTGGCATCGACGCGGTGGTGGTCGGGCATACCATCGTCGCCGAGCCGGCATGGCTGGGTAACGTGCTATTCCTCGATACCGGAGCCTTTCTGCCCGGCGGCAAGCTATCGCTGATCGCGGGTCGCGAAGTGCTGGCCTGGCAGCAAAGGAGGGCGGGCTGATGGGTTGGAGCAACCGGGCTTTCGAAGGCACGCGCCGTAAGCGTTCAGTCAATAAGGATGGCTCACTGCGCAAGAACCCGCGCCAGCTCGAGGAGCGTGAGCACGCTGCGGCGGTGGCTTGGCTGCATGGCGAGTCGCTGCGTGGCAGCGAGGTCGGCGGTTTGTACGAGCCCTTCTTCCATCCGCCGAATGGTGGCAACCGTGATGCCGTGGCTGGCGCAAAGCTAAAGGCGCAGGGTGCTAAGGCCGGTGTGTCTGACTTCATCTTTCTGTGTGGACGCGGTGGATGGCTGGGGCTGGTGGTGGAGTTCAAGGCCATGCCGCCGAATGATGCTCGACTGTCCGATTCGCAGCGTGACTGGCTGACGCTCTCGGAACGGCACGGCTATTGCGCGGTGCTGGCGCGGGGCTTCTTCGAGCTACGGGCGGTGCTTCAAGAGTATGCGGGTTGGCCAGAAACCGTGAGCACCATCGATCGACGGGAAATGCAGTTTGGATCTGTGTGGCGGAAGGGTACCTAAACAAAGCCCGGCCAAGGTGGCCGGGCGGGTTGCAGGTAACTATTCCTGCATAAAGGTAAGCCGTTCTGGGATTCCTTGGCATGGGTGGCTTCCTGCCCCTGCTGCCGTCCTTTCCCAAGCTTCGGTCATCCTGACCACGCTCATCCTTGAACTGGCGGCCTTTCCTTGGCCGCTGCTTACCGTATTTAACAGGCTAGTAGATAGGTCGTTTGAGAGACAAGCGAGGAATTGTTAAGAAAAGCAATGGCTTAACCTGTGTTAAGAAGGGGATCATATGCGACGCATTGAGGACATGGGTATCAATGAGCTGCTCGGCCTCATTCGGCTTGAGCCACAAGGCGCGCGCAGGGAGCGCTTGCTGGCAGCAGCGCTGAGTGAGTTGATCGAGGTCGAGATCGATTGGCGCACCGGGCTGCGACATCAGAACGTCGGGTATCACAAGGTGAGTACGATCGGTGGGATGGGTGAAGGTCGAGGCGAACTGACCGGCACCGTCGATCATGTCGGCCAGGCCGCCGAGCGATACCGGTATGCCTGCCGCTGGCGCACGATGTCGAAGGCGTTGCTGGCGCATGTGAGCGAGCGCCAGCAGATGGCGCTGCTGTTGACTGGTTATGCGATCCAGCCGGTGGGCGGTTGCCAGTCGCCGCGCATGATGACGCTGGCGCAGGTGGTGGAGCGCCAGGTGGAGCTGTTACAGCGGCTGGGATGGGCGCCGATGGCAGGATATGGCGTTGCCTTACATGTACCGTTCAAACATACGACGTGGAGATTGAAACCTGTTCGATTCGATGCAAAGGCCCAGCGCAAGCGGTTGGCGGTACTTAAGCCGCCAGGTGAGCAACGCCCGTTTAGGTCTGTGGTTGCGCTGCGGGATACGGCTAGGCGGGCACGAGCTGCACTACTCAATGTGGTAGCTGATCAGGCAAGAATCGCAGCGTAAGCACAATATGTTGTATTCGCGCTACTTCGGTGCTACCTTTCAGCTAAGCTTGTGATTTCTGCGCCTCGACTACTTCGGTAGCCGGGGCGTTTTCGTTGGAGTGTCCTTTCCGTTCAAAGCGGCTCCGCCAAGAGAGGGCATTCAAATCGCCGGGTGCGGCCCGGTGCCTAGCAGGTGGGTCAGACGGTCAAGACGCTGGGCTCATATCCCAGAGTACCCGGTTCGATTCCGGGACCTGCTTCCATGTTATGTCGCCCGGTTGCGTTCCCCTACGCTCCCGTTCCCCTCGGCCGGGCGACACCCTTTCTTTTGCTTGCAGGTCTATCTTCGCGCCCGTCGCGAGGTGTCGCCATGTCTAGTCCACAGCGCACAGGATTCATCATGTCCAACTCGTCCATGATCGTCACCGAGGCGGCACGCATAACACCGGTGGGTGTCGGCTGGGCGGCTATCTCTCAGGCTGATCCATCGACTCAGGTGACGCTGGTCGCTGGGTTGCTGACCTGCTTGTACATGCTACTGCAGACCTGGCTGATCATCCGCAAGCTGCGTGCCGAGAAGCGGCGACTGCAGATGGATGAGCGTGAGCATGAGCGGCGTATGGGATCGGCTCAGGAGGGCGACGCGACATGAGTCTGATTAAGCGGTTGGGTATACCGGTTATCGGCGGCGCCCTGACCATCGCTGCGGCGACCGTGAGTCACTTCGAAGGCCGTAGCAACGAGGCGTATCTCGATCCGGTGGGTATTCCCACGATCTGCGATGGACATACACAGGGTGTGCAGCTGGGTCAGACGCTCTCCAATGACGAGTGCGATAAGTTGCTAGCAGGCGACCTGGGCGATGCCTTCGATGCCGTCGATCAGCATGTTGATGTCGTGCTGCCACCCACACGCCGCGCCGCGCTTGCATCGTTTACCTACAACGTTGGCGAGGACGCGCTGATGCGCTCAACTCTCTTGCGCAAGCTGAACGCTGGCGATGTGGTAGGCGCATGTAATGAGCTACGCCGGTGGGTGTATGCCGGCGGTCGGAAGTTGGCCGGGCTGGTGCGCCGCCGCAAGGCCGAGCGCGAACTGTGCTTGATCGGGACTGAGCAGGGCACGCTGATCGCTGGGCAGCCGGCGGGTGGTGGATCGTGATCGGTCGTCTGCTGGGTGTTGTGCCGATAACGGCTTGGCTGATGGTTGCTGCGCTTGCTGTAGCTGGCTGGCAATGGTGGCAGGCCGATCGCTATCAAGCCCAGGCTGCCCAGGCGATCACGGAGTTAAAGCAGTCAGAAGCCCGGGCCGATGCACTGGCCGGCGCGCTCGATTGGCAGCGAGAGCAGATCCAGCAGCTCAGCGAGACGCTTGACCGTCGCGATGAGCAACTGGCGACGATTACCGCCGACATCCGCGCCAGCCGGGATGCACTCACAACACTGGAGCGAAACGATGCGGCGACACGTGATTGGTCTGCTGAGCCTGTGCCTGATGGTATCGCTGACTGGGTGCGCCAACTCGCAGACGATGCCGTCGCCGATCATGCTGGTGCCGACGGTGCCCGAGCATCTGATCGCGCCACTACCGGCTCCGGCCAGCGTTGACGACATTCACGCCAATCGCGATTTGCTTGAGCTGCTCGCTGATTACGAGGCGCTACGGCGTCGGTTCAATGCGGACCGGGTGGGTATCGCTGAGATATTACAGCACCCGGGTGGTGATGGGGCCGAGGAATGACGCCCGGCGCCAGCCCATCCGCCCACAGAAAATCGCGGGTCCTTCCGGCTGGAAACTCGCCGTCCACGGGGTCGCAGCATCGCGGATTTCGACAAATTTTCGGCGCCAGTGGGTCGTCAGCAGCACCGGCCTCTAACCCGCATGGTGCTTGATGATAGAGGTGCCGAAGGTGCCGAAGCGAAGAGGGCCACGGTGCCGAACATAGGATGACCCACGTGTGGCAGACATCAATCGCCTGGAAGAGGCCTACAACTGGAACATCACCAGACTGGCCGATGCTTTTGGTCTGCACCGTGACACCGTCCGCAAACGCCTGCGCGATGCAGGCATCGTTCCCGCTGGCACGCGTAACGGGGCGAATGTTTACGCCCTGAAAGATGTCGGCCCCGCCCTGTTCGGCGAGACGTTCGGCGGTACCGGGCTGGATCCCGACGAGCTGCCACCGCAGGAACGCAAGGCGTGGTACCAGTCCGAGAACGAGCGGGTAAAGCTCGAGAAGGACATGCGCCTGCTGGTGCCGGTCGAGGAGGCGCATCGCGAGATGAGCCGACTCGCCAAGGCGGTCGCCAGTAGTCTCGACTCGCTCGCCGATATGCTCGAGCGCGATGCCGGGCTGGCGCCGGAGACCATCGAACTGGTCGAGAAAACCACCGACGCCCTGCGCGAACAGATGTACCAGTCGGTTATCGCCGATGACGAGACGGAGGCGGCCAATGGGTAGCTATGCCAGTGCCGCCGCCATTCGCCGCGATGTCGCCGAGTTGATCCGACCGCCGCGCCGTATCCGTGCCAGTCAGGCCGCTGCCGAGCGCATGAAGGTGGTGGGCGGCGATGGCACGATTCGCGACTGGAGTCCGGACGCCACGCCCTACATGGTGGAGCCGCTCGACTGCATGGGCTCACGTCTCTATGACGCGGTGATATTCGCCGGCCCCGCGCGGACCGGCAAGACTAACGCCCTGGTCGATGGCTATGTCGCCTACAAGGTCGATTGTGACCCTGGCGACGGGCTGATCGTTCAGATTTCCGAAGAGAAGGCGCGCGAGTTCAGCAAGAAACGCATCGACTGCATGTTGCAGAACTCGCCGGCGCTAGCGGCACGGCTCAGCCCGCGTGGCCACGATAACAACGTCCACGACAAGACCTTTCGCGCCGGTAATTATCTGGGCATCAAGTGGCCGTCGAAGAACGTGCTGGCGAGTTCCGACTATCAGTTCGTGCTGATCACCGATTACGACCGCCTCGACGAGAACATCGATGGTGAGGGCGACGCCTTCACCATGGGCAACAAGCGCACCCAGACATTCGGCTCAACCGGCATGACGTTGGCGGAATCGTCGCCCGGTCGTGAAGTGACCGACCCTGATTGGGTGCGCCCGGAAGGTCAGCCGCACATGGCGCCACCCACAACCGGTGTTCTCGACCTGTTCAACCAGGGCGACCGGCGCTTGTGGTACTGGCAATGTCCGGAGCCGTCGTGTCGGCATTGGTTCACGCCGACCCAAGAGCACTTCCAGCTTAAGAGTGGCCGAGTGTTCTGCCCGCATTGCTCCGCCGAGATCGATCCCAAGGCCAAGCGCTCGCTGAACCTGTCGGGTCGTTGGATGCCGGAGGGCTGCGACCTAACGCCCGATGGCGAGCTGATCGGCACGCGCCGACAGACCCGTATCGCGTCGTTCTGGATGGAGGGCCCGGCGGCGGCGTTCCAGTCCTGGGCATCGTTGACCGAGAAACTGCGCCGGGCCGAAGAGACGTTCGAACAGACCGGCAGCCAGGAAACCCTCAAGACGGTCATCAACACCGACTGGGGCCGGCCGTACCTCTACCGACGCGCCGCTACCCAGCGCAGCAGTCAGCGCTTGATGGATCGCGCGGAGCAGACCGAGCGCCGCACCGTGCCGCCTGGTGTGCGCTTCCTGACCGCCGCCGTGGATGTGCAGGGCGGTAAAGAACGCCGCTTCGTGGTGCAGATTCACGGTTGGGGCGCGAACCGCGAAATGTGGGTCGTCGATCGGTTCAACATCAAAGAGGATCGCGGACCGGCCAACGATCAGTCGCCCCGGCCGATCAACCCGGCCACACAGCCGGAAGACTGGGATCTGCTGACCCGCGATGTGCTTCATCGCTCCTACCGCCTCGCCGATGGCAGTGCGCGACGCATGCCGATCGCCGCCATGGCGGTCGACACCGGCGGAGAGGGGCAGGGCGAAGAGTCGGTCACCTCGCAGGCCTACGACTGGTTTCGCCGCCTAGCGAAAGAGGGGCTTCAAAGCCGCGTGTTCCTGGTTAAGGGTGGCAGTTCGAAGACTGCCAACCGGGTGCGGAAGACCTGGCCGGACAACACCAGCCGCAAGTCGCGCAAGTCCAGCGCGCGCGGCGACGTGCCGATGTACCTGCTGGGCACCGACCTGCTCAAGGATGCCGTTGCGGCGATGATGGACCGCGACAACCCCGGCTCCGGCTACATGCACGTCCCGCATTGGCTGGGTCGCTGGTGGTACGACGAACTGACCTACGAGATGCGCGACCCTGCCACCGGCAAATGGTCGCGCCCCGGCAAACGCCCCAACGAAGCCTTTGACCTGTGCGTTTACAACCTGGTCGTCTTCATTCTGCTCAAGGCCGAGAAGATCGATTGGTCGGCGCCGCCTGCCTGGGCGGCGGATTGGGACGACAACATGCTTGTCGTCGCCCCAAATGGCAACCAGCAGCAGGAAGCCCGCGAAGCGCAGGCAACACCACCTCGCCGGCGACAGCGCCGTGTCGTCAAGCCCCGAATCTAGGAGATGCCCATGGCCTACACCACTGACGACCTGGCGCAGATTCGCAAGGCCATTCTCGATCTCGCATCTGGCCTGCGCGTGGCTCGTGTCACCAAGGACGGTCGGACGATCGAGTATTCCGGGAGTGCTGACCTGGACAAGCTGCGCGAAGTCGAACGGCAGATCATCTCCTACCTCGATACCGGCAAAGCACGCCGCACCCGCACTCGCTACGTAACCACCTCGAAAGGCCTCTAATGACCGCTGCCACCGTGAAACCGCGTCTGCGAATGACCATGCGCGGCGGCCACCTCGTGCCCGTTCAGGCGCAGTACGAGGGTGGGTCGCACAGCCGGCGTATGGCGGGAAAGGGCAACGTGATCAGCGGCCCCAATGCGCCTATCGCCCGTTCACTACCCACGCTACAGGCGCGCAGCCATAACGCCATTCGCAACAATGCCTACGCGCGCGGTGCGAAAGAGGCGTATGTCTCCAACCTGGTAGGGACTGGCATCAAGCCGCAGTGGGGAGACCCGATCATTCAAGCGCTGTGGGATCGCTGGGTAGAAGAATGCGACGCCGATGGCATCGATGATTTCTACGGCCTGCAGGCCCTGGCGGCTGGCGCGCAATTCGAGGCCGGCGAGGCGCTGGGGCGGTTTCGCTATCGGCGCACATCGGACGGGCTGAGCGTACCGCTACAGGTTCAAGTAATCGAAGCCGAGCATCTCGACCCGGCGTATTCGCGCGCATTCGGTGGCCGGCTGATCAAGATGGGCATCGAGTTTAACGGCATCGGCCAGCGCACCGCCTTTCACCTTTGGCGCTACCACCCGCACGAGAAGCTGACCAGCGAACTCAATACCCGCGTGCCGGTTCCGGCTGACAGCGTAGTGCATATGTTCCGTCGCACGCGCCCGGGCCAGCTGCGCGGCGTGCCCGAACTCACATCGGTCATCGTGCGCCTTTACGAAATCGACGAGATGCAGGACGCCACGCTGGCGCGCCAGAAGCTGGCGCAACTGTTCGGGGCGTTCGTCAAACGCAAGACAGGGCACGACCCCGAGGACGACGGTCCCAATTTCGGCGCGCTTGTTTCCCAGCCCGGCGAGGTCGACCCGCTCTCCGAGTTCACGCCGGGTGGCATTCACTACCTCGAAGACGACGAAGAGATCACCTTCTCGGCTCCGCCGGACATCGGCAGCAACTACACCGAGTGGCTGCGTACCGAGCTGCTCGCCGTGGCGCGTGGCGCAGGCATTACTTACGAACAACTGACCGGCGATCTCAAGGGCGTCAACTACTCCAGCATCCGAGCCGGCCTGCTGGAATTTAGGCGGCGTGCCGAGGCACTGCAAGCCCAGTTGATCGTGCATCAATGGTGCCGGCGCATCGCCGCCAAGTGGCTGGATGTCGCGGTCACCAGCGGCGCGCTACCCATCGCCAACTACTGGGCGAACCGCGACGCGTTGCTGGCCATCGATTGGATCGCCCCGAAATGGGCCTGGGTGGACCCGCTCAAGGAAGTCACCGCCGATCTTCTCGAAGTGCGTGCCGGCTTCAAACCGCGCAGCGAGGCCGCTGGCGAGCGCGGCTGGTCGCTCGAGCAGCTCGATGCCGAAATAGAAAACGGCAATGCCAGCGCCGAACAGCACGGCTTGGTGCTGGATTCCGACCCACGCCACACCGCCAAGAACGGCGCACTGCATAAGGCCCTCGAAGGGCTGGCCAACGACCCCGATAACGAGGAAGACGACTCATGAAATGGTTTACAGCCAAAGCCCTCGCGGAGAACCCGCGCGCCGCTCACATCACCATCGATGGCGAGATCGGTCGCAACTGGTGGTCCGACGATAGCGTTGCGTCCAGTGATTTCATGCGGGAAGTGAAAGCCCTGGGTGAGCTCGATGAAATCACCATCGACATCAACAGCCCTGGTGGCGCGGTAACCGATGGCATCACCATCGCTAATTACCTGCGCAGCCACTCGGCCAATGTCACCGTCAATGTGTTGGGGCAGGCATCGAGCATCGCTTCTGTCATCGCTGCCGCTGGCGATCAGGTCAATATGGGCCTTGGCTCGTGGATGATGGTTCACCAGCCGTGGACAGTCACCTTGGGAAATGCTGACGACCTGCGCGCCCTGGCCGGTGATCTCGACAAGATCACCGACGGCATCATGGTCAACTACTTGGCGCGGGTCGGAGAAGACAAGCGCGAGGAAATGCTGGCGCTGATCAAGGGCGGTGATGGTGACGGCACCATCCTTAACGCCGAGGAAGCCGTGGCGCTGGGGCTGGCCGATACGGTCATGGTCGAAACAAAGGCCGCCGCATCAATGGCCGGTTTGGCCAAAGCCATGGCGCATGGTGCCGAGCAGGCCCGCGCCAAGATCCAGAGTCAGAGCGATCAGGCGCAAGCCATGAACGCCCGCGATGCGCTGGCGCTGGCCTTCGATATTACTCCTGGCGAAGTTGACGAACAGGCCGCCGATCTCGGCGACCGCATCGTTGCGCTGCGTGCCGCTCCCACGCTGGCCAGTCTACGCGAAGCCCACCCCGGGCTCATCGAGCAGATCGAGACACAGGCCAAGGCCACCGTCGAGCTACCTGAGCAGACCCAGGCGGCTGTCACTGCCGAGCGCGACCGCGTTGTGGCCATCGTCAAGGCGTGCCAGACCACCGGGCAGCCGCAGTTGCTCGACAAGCTGATCGGCAACGGCATGACCGAGGCGCAGGCCAGCGAATACATCTACGACGTGGCCGCCGCCAGCGGCAACAAACACGCCATCAATGGCAACCATTCGCCCGAAGGCGGGCATCGTGCGGGCATCGATCACAACGCGATCTATGCCCGGCTCAACCGCAAGACCCCAGCCTAAACCAGCCTACGCGAGGTAAACCACATGGCTAATAAGAAGCACGTCGAACCCCGCCACACCGGCGCGCACATCGTCTCCGAAGCCAACGGCGCGCGCTCACGCGAGCAGGGCATGCTGGCCGCCGGCAACCTACCTGCTGGCGCCGTGCTGGCGCTGAATGCCGGTGGCGATTACGTGGCGCTCGCGCCTGCAGCCACCGATGGCACCGAAATAGCCAAGGCCGTGCTATACGCCGCGGCCGATGCCACTGATGCCCCAGTGCCGATCGTGGTGCATGTGCGTGCGTGTGAGGTCCACGGCGAGGCATTGACCTGGCCCACTGGCGCGACCGAAGCACAAATCACCGCTGGCACCAACGACCTGGTTGGTCTCGGCGTCATCGTCCGCGACTGATCCCTTATCGGCCGCGTCCGCGGCGCGTCAAACCCTTCGAATCCATTTACGAGAGAGGCCAGTCATGGGTCCTTTTGATTCTGATATTTTCACCCTGGCGTCGCTGACCGCGGCGATCAACGAGGTTCAGTACGTCCCCAACCAGATCGGTGCCATGGGTCTGTTCGAGGCCGAAGGCATCAGCACCACCAATGTGCTGATCGAGAAGGATGGCGACACCCTCGGCCTGGTCGAGAGCAAGCCTCGCGGCGCGCCCGGTTCCGTGGTTGGCGGCGACAAACGCACCGCCGTGAGCTTTCAGACCGCTCACCTGCCGACCACCGCGACCGTGCTGGCAGATGAGGTACAGAACGTTCGCGCCTTTGGCACCGAAGACAGCGAGCAAGCGGTGCAGACCGTGGTCAATCGCCGCTTGGCCAAGATGGCTCAGCGCATCGACATGACCCACGAGTATCACCGCCTGGGCGCATTGCAAGGCAAGGTCCTCGACTCCAATGGAACTACGGTGCTGTACGACCTGTTCCAGTCGTTCGGCATGACCCAGACGACTGTCGAGATGAAGCTCGGCACTGCAACGACCGATGTGCAGGGTGTCACCCTCGACATCCACGAAGGCATTGAGGATGCACTGGGCGGCCTGTCCTATACGGGTGTCACGGCTATCTGCGGCAAAAGCTTCTGGCGCAAGTTCATCACCCATTCGAAAGTGAAGGAAGCCTACCAGCGCTGGGAGGCGGGCGCTCGCCTGCGGGCCGATCCGCGTGAGGCCTTCCTATTCGGCGGAATCTACTGGGAGCGCTACCGCGGCGGCGGCCAGGTCAAGGTCGCCGACACCGGGGCCTACGCCGTTCCGTCTGGCGTGCTCGACCTGTTCATCTCCCGGTTCGCGCCGGGCGACTATATGGACACCGTGAACACGCTGGGCCTGCCGTTCTACTCCAGTTCCAGGATGCTGGACCACAACAAGGGCGTGGAGCTCGAGGCGCAGTCAAACCCTGCGCACCTATGCACGCGGCCCAAGGTCATCATCAAGCTGCTGGAGAACACCGCCTCCTGAGGCGGTGAGCTGCGATGAGGTTCTCCGACCACCTTGACCGCCTCGACGGGGCGGTCATGACCCATCTCGGCGATGGGCCATGCACCTATCAAGGTGCCGGGCTCGTCGCCTCTGGCATCGAGCACATCCTCGAGCGCGATTTCGAGGCGCAGGACGATGATCAGGTCGCTATGCGGGTCACCACTATCAGCGTGCGCGTGAGCGATGTGACCACGTCCCGACAGGGTGACACGATCGCTACTCCGTCACGCACATGGACGGTTCAGCAGATTCTCGAAGACGACGGCCATATACGGCGGCTCTACGTCACGTAGGGAGGCTCCATGCCCAACCTCAAATACGACATTCGCGAGTTCCAGGCGCTGAAAAAGCAGCTTGGCGAAGATAGCGGCAAGGTCGAGAAAGCGTTGCGCTGGTCGGTCGATGCCACGTCGCGAAAGGCGGCGACGTATATCTCGAAGGATGTGCGCGGCACCTACGCGATCAAGGCGCGCGACATCAAGCGGCAACTCAAGATAACGCGCGTTCGCCGTGACGCCACGCGGGCGCTGCTCTACACCGGCGGGGCGATACCGCTCGAGCGGTTCGCCCCCAAGACGAAGGTGGTGCGGATTACCGCCACCAGTCGCAAGGGCAAACAGTTCAAGACGCGGCGACGGGGCGTCACGGTGCGCGTCCGCAAGGACAAGGGCCGGCAACTGGTCAAGGGTGGCTGGTATGCCAAGGACCACATCCTGCGTCGCTCCGACAAGAGCGATAACAAGAGCCAGCCGCGCATTCAATATGGCCCGTCGATACCCGGCATGGTCGCGCACCCCAGCGTGATCGAAGGCGCTCAGGATCTGGTGCGCAAGGACTTGCCGCAGCAGTTCAATGATCGCCTCGACTACCTGCTTACCAAGGAATGACCCATGGCCTACGACGTTATCGATGCGGTGATCGATCGCGTGCGCACGCAATGCCCGATATTCGCCACAGTCGACGAGGCGTGGTTCGCCGCACCCATCGATGACCTGGGCGCCGAGACGCCGGCGGCGTTGATCTATCTCGCCGAGGACGGCGTGGCGGGGGAGGCGGAAACCCTGCGCCCGGTGCAGGCCGTCACGCTGACCTATGGGCTGTGGATACTCTGCCCACATGCCCAGTTTCGCCAGGCGCGCAGCGAGGTGCGAGCGGCGTTGTTCGGTCACGCCATCGACGAGATACATAACCCGCTTGAGTACCGCGGCGGCCAGACCACCGATATTCGCGGCGAATTCATCTGGTGGCGCGAATTCTGGACCACCGATACCTGGCTGCACGACGGCCCTGTATAAGCTGCAACCCTCCCAGGAGAACCCCATGCCCAATTCAGGTGGCCGCTACGAAATACGCGGCAGCAAGCGCGTGCGTGTCGAACACACCCAGCCCGCGCCGGAAATCAAGCCCTCGGCCAAGGCAACTGCCGACGCCACCGCCGCTAAGCCGGCTAAATCCAAACCCGTAAAGGAGAGCGACAATGGCGATCAAATGGCGTAAGCGCCTGGCGGTGGTCAAGCTGGAAACAGCCTATGGTGTGCCGAGTGCCGATATGACTGGCGCCACCATCCTCGAGGTCGTGATGCTGGATGGCGGCGCGCCGTATGCCGGCAACACCGTTGAACGCGAGCGCATGCGCAACGGCCTGGGCGGGTTCGAGCAGGTCAATACCGGCCCGAACGTGACGCGCACCATTCGTGTGCCGTTCGCGGGTTCCGGTGCCGCGGGGGATGTCCCATCGTATAGCCCACTGCTGCGCGCCTGTGGCATGAGCGAGACAATCGACATTACTACGCCTGGCGAAGAGTCCGTGACCTATCAGCCGGTGAGCGATAACTATGAATCGCTGGAAATCTGGTGGATCGAGGATGGCCAGATGCAGCATATCAGCGGCGCGCGCGGCACCTTTACGCTCTCCGCCGATGCGGCTGCGTTGCCCTACCTGGAGTTCAACTTCACCGGCCTGTACAAACGCCCTGAAATCGAAGGCGACGCCAGCGTGGCAACACGTGGCGTCCAGGCAAAGGAAGTGCCGATCAACAAGCAGAACACCATTGCCGCGATCGATACGCATAACGCCTGCATGAGCTCGCTGTCGCTGGATGTCGGAAATACCGTGGAGTACCGCAACCTGGTCAACTGCGAATCGGTGCATATCACCGACCGCCGTGTGACAGGCTCCACCAACATCGAAGCGCCTGACCTCGCCACCAAGGACTATTTCGCGGCGGTGGAATCCCACGCCGGCCAGACCTTGGTGCCGGTAACCCTGACTCATGGGCAGACCGCCGGCAATATCATCGAGCTCAAGGGGCAGAACGTGCAGCTTGCCACGATTTCGCCAACCGATAACCAGGGCCTGATGCATTACGGTATCGATCTGCGATTCCTGCCCAACGACAGTGACGACGACGATTTCACACTGACGTTCAAGTAATCACTCGGGCCGCCTGATGGCGGCCTTTTGTTTCTCTATCGATTCTGAAGGACTTCTTATGTCATTCGTTCTCAAGGCTATTGCCGATGTCACCGTCGACGTTTCCATCCATGTGCCAGGCGAGAAGAAGCCCAGCACCATCCAGGCTCGCTGGACGCTGCATGATTGGGATGCGTTTCAAGACCGGGTACGGCAGATGCAGGAAGGCGAGATCACCGACGAGCAACTGGTAGGCGAAGATCTGCAACACCTGGATGGCATCGCCGATGAGAAGGGTGAGCCGTTGCCGTATAGCTCCGATCTGCGCGACCAGCTCATGCAGATGGGGTATGTGCGTCGGCCGCTGATGGCGAGCTGGTTTGAAGCGCAGAACGGCCGAGCCAAGGCCGCCGCAAAAAACTGAGCGACATCGGCCGGTGGTGGGCGGGCGCCGGTCGAGTCGAGGATCAGACCGATGACGATGCCAAGCGCCTCGGGCTCGATCAGTCGGAACAGCCCGCCAAGCAAGACAGCGCCTGCGAAGTGTGGCCCGAGCACTGGCAAGCGCTGAACGTGTTTCTCGCCTGCCGCACGCAGTGGCGCGTGATCGCCGGCATGGGCGGCGTGCAGTATCAGGGGCTCGATTACACGGCGCTGGAATCGATCATGCGAATGAAGGGTGTCGACGACACCAGCGCGGTGCTCGAGCAGGTGCAGCACATGGAGACTGGGGCGTTGGAAGGGTTGAATGCGCGATAGCTGAAATGATATGAACGGATTAGAAGAAAACTGTCTAAAAGTTCAGTGGCGCTACCAGTAAGCTTTGTTTACCCTTCGTGTACCCAATCTGTTGCATGTATTGCATTAGCTATTACAGTTTTTCATGCCTGCGCCGATAAAAGGGTAACTGGAAGGAGTAAGATCATGTCCTCGAAAAAACCAAATCAGCTAGTGCTGCGGTGCCTGCTCGAGCAAGATGGCGACCTCTATCTCGCCTACTGCATCGATCTGTGCTTGGGCGTCCAAGGTGACAGCCCCGAGGAAGTTCGCGATAGCTTGCATGCGATGATCGATGACTATCTGTGCGATGCCCGCCAAGCATACGTGCAGGGTGACCGGGATGAGTTCAACTACATGATGAACCGCCGCGCACCGCTCTCGATTCGCCTTCGCTACCATGCCGCAGCAGTGCCTGGGCTTGCCTGGGTCATCAAAGCCTATCGGCAGTTCCGCCATAAAATGCAGCCCAAGCCTTACTACGAGCCCAGGGACTTCAATTTCGCCTGTTGACGCAAGGAGTTCTGGTGGGGCGCCGTAGGGAAAAACCAATTGATTGTCCTGAGTTGAAGAAGATCCTTAACCGCCTTGGCTTTCACGGCCAGCCAGGTAAGGGCGCTCATGAAAAGTGGGTGCATCCCTGCCTAAAGGGGCGTAAGCGGCATGTGATCGTCTCATGCCACAACGCTCCCTTTCATCGAAAGATATTGTACTTGATGATTGAGCAGATGGGGCTGACGCGAGAGGAGTTCGCGCAGTGCCGTGAATCTCTCAGCTACGCAGAAGAGTTCGGAAGGTTGCACGACTGTCAGGCTGACACCACTTGATGCCTGACTAGCTAGCCAGTAGAAGCACGGTCTCGAATCCGTTAGACTGGCTCACCCATATTTGAGCGGCTTGGAGGCTGCCATGCCGCAGGCAAAAACTGTAACCGACGCTCTTCAGGAAGCCATGAACTTGTCTGAGGAGTTGGAGAGGCGTCGTCCTAGCATATCGCCTTTCGATGTACGGCGCCTCGAGCGCATGGCTAATCCGAAAGGCGGCAATCGCTTGGCGTTCCTGGTGAAAGAAGTGCTAGTCGGAGAAATCACGAGAGACTTTAACCGTGCCTATGATGCGGTAGAGCATATCGTCGCCGAGCCTACCGACCCTTGGGTATTTCCGCCTATAGCTTCGCTTGCGATGCTCTGTTTCAACCCGACTCTCTCGCTGACAGTGGTCAGGAAGGCCTTGCCTATGCACATATCCAATGCAGTGGATCTGGAACGCTTGATGCAAGGAGCGTGGTTTTCCGGCGATCTAGGCCTGTGCCATGAGATTGATCAGAAGCTACGAGCCGCGAAGGGAGAGATGGCCCAAGACTATCGCATCGAGGAAATGGTTGGAATTCTCGATGAGGCTGGGGTTTCCATGGAAGAGTACCGCGACTATGTCGCTGGCTTTCACCTTGTCTTGCGTAAGCATTACTCTGGGCAGGCTCATAACCGAATCAGCCTTGGGTTTGATGCGCTCCGGCATGAAGACGGGCAGAGGTCTATAGTCTTCCAAGTATTCTCCGATCTGGATGATGAGGCACTGGATCGTCTGGATGACGATTTGATGGAACGCCAAAGCGATCCCTCGGCTGTCAAAGATAATCTGGCAAGCGTGGTCAGTTATCTCGTCAGGGACATGCCGCGGGAGACCCCAGTTCAAGAGGGGGCGGGTTAATGCCAGAGCGTTTGCTGTCCGTAGCTCGTCTCATCGATTGCATCGATTGCACACAGGATCCTGAGCTTACCCAGCCGGTGATGCGTAGCGCCATCAACCGCGCTTACTATGCGGCCTTTCTTGTTGCCCGTGATTTCTGCGAAGAGCGTGGATTCAATGGATCTGGGGCTTCGCATGAGCGCGTTGCCAACGCGTTGAAGCGACAGCCAGCTTGGCGAACGCAAGGGAGCCGGCTGCAGCAGATCAAGGACCAACGCCACCTGGCCGACTATGAGTGGGGCGGGACTTTCACGGCTAAGGATGTCAAAAACGTTCTGAAGCAGAGTCGATCTGTGATAGCCGCTCTCACGAGCACCTAGCCCGCGCCTCCTGACCAGCAAAGTACAGAGTAGAGCCTAACCCCGCCCCGGCGGGGTTTTTCATGGCCGACATGTAAGCGACCTTCTGAAAGATGAAGCGCGCTGGAAGAGTGGTCCTCTCATGGAGCAAACGGTAAAGTCTTTCTGGGTACGCAACCAGAGTAACAACAATGGCGAATATAAAAATTCATGCCGGCGATTTCGCCAAACAGGGGGCAACCTTCTCCTTTGGCAGCTTCTCCTTTTTGGAGCCAGATAGGATCTGGAAGACGGTCACTTATAGCGCCAGAAAGGATATAGACGACATCGATATAGCCAGTGAAGAGAACGTCAAGAGAATTGGTGGCACCGTTGGCTGGGGAGCTGCTGGAGCTATCGTCCTTGGGCCGGTTGGCTTGCTCGCAGGCTTGCTGGCAGGAGGAAGAAAGAAAGATGTGATCTTCGCGGTTAGGTTCAAGGATGGTCGCAAGGCACTGTGTACCGTGGATAGTAAGACATTCACTAAAATCCAGGCCGCAACCTTCTAGTATTTGTTTGTAACAACCTACGAAAGCCCGCCTCGGCGGGTTTTTTTACGTCCGTTATTTGAGGTATGCCATGGCTCGCCAGTATAAGACCGGCTTTATTATCACTGGCGATGCCAGCGGTGGCATCAAAGCAATCAAGGCCACGGAGAGCGAACTGGCGCAGCTCAATAAAGGCTTTGATCGTGCTGGCAACAAGGCACAGCAGTTCGCCAAAAGGACGAACGATACTGGCCGCGAACTGGAGTTTCTGCGCAATACCGCCGTTGGCGTAGGCGCTGCACTGGCTGGCGCGTTCGCCATAGGCAACCTGCGCGGCCAAGCGCAGATGATCGCGCAGACCAACGCGCTGGCCAACTCCCTGCAAATGAGCACGTCGCAGCTGCAGGCCTGGACTTATGCTGGCCAGCAGGTGGGCATTCAGGGCGATAAGATCGGCGACATCTTCAAGGATGTGTCGGACAAGCTCGGCGACTTCGTAACGACCGGCGGTGGCGAGGCAGCGGATCTGTTCGAGACGCTTAACCTGAACGTTCGCGAGATGCGTCGCCTCTCGCCCGATCAGCAGTTGCTGAAGATCGGCGAGGCGTTATCTCAGATCGGCGACGCCAACCAGCGGGTTTTCTTCCTGGAGTCGATTGCCGACGATGCCAGCCGGCTGATGCCGCTGCTCGAAGACAACGCCCGGCTACTGCGCGAATACACCGCTGAGGCGCGCTCGCTCGGCGTGGCCATGGATGAGGTCGATATTCAGGCTGCGGTCGATGCCGAGCGCTCGATGTTGCAGCTGGGCGCGGCAGTCGAGGGGGTGAGCAATCAACTGCTCGCCGATCTCGGCCCCGGCTTGGCATTGACGACTCAGCAGGTGACCGATTTCATTCAGGAAGCCGGCGGCGCCGAAGAAGTCCTGCAAGGCGTCATGTCGGTGGCAGGAGCACTGGCCACCGTCTACTTGGCGCGCCGCCTCGGCCCTGGCCTGCTGAGTGTTGGCAAAACCGGTTTTGCTGCTGGCACGCAGATCGCTCAGGGCATGGCGATAGCTGTCGGTGCCTCTGGCCGCCTCAATCAGGCGCTGGTCGTCACCCAGGGCCGCATTGCCGCCACGGCGGCGGCTGGGCGCGCACTGTCTGGCGCCATGACTTTGCTGGGTGGCCCCGCTGGTGTGGCCATTCTGGCGGCGGGCGCGATTTATACCTTCCGCGAAGAGCTGGGCCTGACCACGCCCGCTCTCGAAGCGTCGAGCGAGGCGGTGGCCACGCTGACCGGCCGCCTCGACAACATGAATCAGGCGGCGGCCGAGCTGCAACTGACGACCCTGATCGGCAAGCTGGCCGAGCTCAAGGCCCAGGCCGAGGTAACCGGTGAGGCGTATCTCGATGTTGGGCGCGACGAACCGATCAATGGCGGCGGTTTTCTGGGTGTCGATGTTAGCGGCCAGGTAGAGCAGTTCCGCGAGATCAGCGAGGCAACGAGCGATTCGCGCCAGGAGTTTGTCAATGTCGAGGCGGCGATCGGTCTGGTCGAGTCACGCCTGCAGGAATTGAAAGCGCAGGGTGAGCGCACGGTGCCCACCCTGAGCAACCTTGGCTCGGCCGCAGAGGAGGCCGAAAAGGCCGCGAAAAAGCAAGCCCAGGCCCTCGAGCAGCTGCGCCGCGAGATCGACCCGTTGCGCGCCGAGCATGCCGAATATACCGAGCGTGTGGGCGTGCTCAATCAGGCACTGATCGAAGGCACCATCGCCGAGCGTGAATACGGCGAGGCGGTGCGCTGGAGCGCCCAACAGTATGTCGACGCTGCCACCGGCGCCGAGGAGTACGAGAAGCGCCTCGAGTCGCTAATCGACAAATTCGATGCTCAGCACCTCAAGGCCGAGCAGCTCGAGCAGTCGCTAGCCGCGATCAACGCCGCCTATCGCGCCGGTGACATCGACGGCGAGCAGTATCAGCGCATGGTCGCCAATGTGCATGAGCAGATGCGCGACCTGGCGCTCGAGTCGGATCCGCTGGCGCAGGAAATGGCGCGCGCCTGGACCGAGGCCGCCGATCGTATCGACGAGACGTTCGCCGATGCGTTCGCCGGGGTGTTCGATTCGTTCGACGATTTCGCCGCTCAGCTGATGGACGGCTTCAAGCGGCTGCTCGCCGAGCTGGCCTACCAGGCCACGCTCAAGCCCATCGTCGTGCAGTTGACGGGGCAGATGCAGGGTGTGCTTGGCATCGGCGGCCAGGGCGGTGGTCTGGTCGGTGGTGGCGGGGGCGGCTTCGGCTCGATGCTCAGCACCGGCCGGCAACTCTACAACGGCGTAACCAAGGGCTTCGGCAACATCGCCTGGACCGGCGCGAGCAATGCCGGCGGTCTCTACAGCAACGTGGCCACCGGCAGTCTGTACGACAGCATCGCCACGGGTGGCGTGCAGTCGGGTGGCCTGTGGGGCGGCTCGACCTCGAATTTCACCGGCATGAACGGACTGGCCTCTGCGGGCGCCGGCTTCGTCGGCAGCTATGCGGGTAACGCCGTCGGCGAATCGCTCTTCGACAAGCAAGCCAACTCAAGCTGGGGGCGCACTGCCGGCACCGTGATCGGCACCTATTTCGGCGGGCCGATTGGCGCGGGCATTGGTTCGTTCATCGGCGGCCTGGTCGACACCGCCTTCGGCAGCGGCCGGGAATACGGCTTCCGCTTCCTGCAGGATGCCGACAACCCGCATAAGACGGGCGCCAATTACGGCTACGACACCAGCGTGGGCGACGGCACGCCGTGGTATTCCTCCGGCAACTACGCCAATGGCGATCTCGGGCGGGGGCGCACCACGGCGTTTGGCTCCTACGGCTTTCTGAGCAAGGAAGTCGTCGAGCCCAAGGACATGATCGCGTTCCTCGACTCGCTGGAGCAGATCGACAACACCCTCGCCGCGGTGATGGATGACGACCAGGTGGCGCGCATCAAGTCGACGCTGGACGGGTATTACTACAAGGGCGACAGCATGCGCGATGTCATGCGCGCTCGCCTTAACGTCATCATCGATCAGAGCAATTCCGCGTTCGAGAGTGCCATCGAGTCGATGGGTGGCGGTATCGAGGCGCAGGTCCAGGCGCTGGCCACCGGGCTGCAGATCGAGGACGTCGGTGCCGAGATAGCCCGCGCCGTCGCCGCCGACATGAACCGCGAGTTTCGCCGGGCGCTGCGCGGCGGGGGCGACATCGAGGCCGTGGCGCAACGGTTGCTGGTCTCGGCGCAGGCGGTGCAGTTGCTGGGCGACAGTGTCGAGCGCCTGCATTTGCGCTTCGACGAGACATCCGCCGGCGCGCTGGCCGCCGCCGGCGACCTGCAGGCGCTGGTCGGCGGGGTGCAGAGCCTCGCGGGTTTGCAGTCGCAGTATTACCAGGCGATGTTCAGCGATGCCGAGCGGCTGGCCAACCTCGAGGCGGATCTCGCCGAGCAGTTCGACGCGATGGGCATGGACCTGCCGACGACGACCGATGCGTTCCGCGACCTGGTCGAGATGCAGAACCTGATGACCGAGGCGGGCCGCGAGCAGTACGCGGCGCTGCTGGCGCTGGTGCCGGCGATGGATCAGTACCTGAACGCCATGGAAGGCCAGCAGGCGCAGTACGAGCAGTTGAGCAACTTCCTCGATGACCTGTTGCTGTCCAACCAGTCGACCCTCGACCCGTCGGAGCGATTGCAGGAATCGCAGGCCCAGTACGCGCAGCTGCAGGTGCTGGCCGAGGCGGGCGATGCGGACGCCATCAATCAGCTGGCGAGCGCGGCGCAGGCCTACCTGGAGGAAGCGACCGTCTACTACGGCCAGGGCTCGGCGCAGTACGCGAGCATCTTCGATGACATCGTCGAGTTCGCGCAGGGCCTGCTGGCGCCGCACGGCTCGCATGCCGCCGGGCTGGCCTCGGTGCCGTTCGATGGCTACCGGGCCGAACTGCACGCCGGCGAGACGGTGCTGCCGGCGCCGATCGCCCAGCTGTATCGCGAGAGTGCGCCGGGCAATCGGGACAACGCCGAGCTGCTCGCCGAGCTGCGCGCGTTGCGCGATGAGTCCCGCCAGTTGCGCGGCGAGGTGGCCCAGCTACGCAGCGAGCGGGGCCGCGATGCCGAGCGTGCCGCCGGGCAGCGCAGCGAGCAGATCCGCGAGGCGCAGAAGATCAACCGCAACACCAAAACATCGATGGCGACCGTATGACCGATGCCGAGTATCAGGCCTGGCTGGCGGACCTGACCGCGCCCCGGATTGTGCTTTGCGAGCTCGACTATGCGGGCGGGACCGAGCATGTGGCCTCGCATCCGTATGTTTCGGGGCCGACTGATGTGCCGGCGCACCAGGTGTACGACGACCTGCTCGCCGAGGCGATCGACATCGAGACGCGCATCGACGGGCTGATCCGCTTCGGCGAGATCTCGCTGGTCGATGACGGTTCGCTGTGGCGCTGGGTGTCGCGAGCGTGGAACGGCCATGCGGTTCGACTCTACCTTGGGGGCCCCGATTGGCCGCTGGCTGATTTCCGGTTACATGCGCGCGGCACCAATGCCGGCGTCATCGAATCGCGGCGCGGGGTGCTGGCGTTCGGGGTGACCGATCAGTCGGCCCAGCTCGACGAGCCCATCGACACCGGCTCGCTGCCGAACGGTGCCGGCGCGGTACCGCTGGCGCTGGGTTCGGTCTACAACGCGCCGGCGTATCGCTCGTCGACGACCGCGCTCGAGTACACCGCCTCCTACCTGCCGGTGACCGCGCTGACGCCCAAGGACTCGGGCAATCCGGTACCGCACACGGATAACCTGGCAAACGGCCGCTTCACGCTGGCCAACGCGACTCAGGCGAGCCTGACCGTCGACATCGAGGAGCAGCACAACACCCCGGCGCTGATCGCTCAGTGGGTCGCCGACCAGTACGGGATCGCAATCGGCGAGCTCAGCCTGCCGGCGTACCGCGTGGGGCTCTACTACAACGCGACCGTCACCGGCCGGCAGATTCTCGACGAGCTTTGCCGGGGGCTGGGTGCCTACTGGTATCTGAATGCGCTGGGCGAGCTGGTGGTGCGTCAGCACACCATTCCCGGCGCTGCCGAGGTTGTGGTGTCGATCGATGACATCGAGTGGGGTCAGATTTCCCTGGCCGAGACGGAGCAGCCCTGGCGCTCGCTGACACTGCGCTGGGGGCGCAACCATGCGCCGTTGGATAGCGTTGCCGGGGTGATCGAGGACAACGACGCCACGGCGGCGTCGCGGCTCAAACGCGAATGGTCCGAATCGACGACGAGCCAGGGCGTCGACGCGCACCCCCAGGCCGAGGACGCGACGCGCGATAGCTGCATTCAGCGCGAGGCGGATGCGGTGCTCGAGCGCGATCGCCTGATCACCCTGCGCCCCGTGCGCGCCGATGTGTGGGAGATCGATGTCTTCCTCTCCACGATCCGCACCGGGCAGGCCATCGAGGTCGAGCATGCCGCCGTCGAGCGCATGATCGGCCGGGTCATCGGCGTCAACCGTTCGCCGACTCGCGGCACGACGACGCTGCGGGTGTGGTTCCCCGTGCCGTGGCCGCCCGGCGATCTCGGTGCCGCCGTCGATGCGCTCGACATTGCCGTCAACGAAACCCTTCCCGCCCTATTTGCAGAGGCTTGAGATGCCGACAATCCCGCAGGAAATTGCCGAGTCGACACAACAACTGGTCGAGAACACCGGTATCGTCGATCAGTTCGTGCATGGTCCGGCGACCATTTTCATTCCGGTGCGCGGGGGCGCGTTGCGCCCACTGCTCTACTGGCAGGGCACGTTCCAGGACAAAGTCGTCGAACTGGCCGGCCCCTACGTGCAACAGGCCGTCGATGCCGCCGAGGCGGCCAGCCTGGACGCCCAGGCCACTGCCGCCGATCGCCTCGCTACCGGTGAGGACGCGACCGCTACCGCCGCCGATCGGGTGGCTACCGGCGAGGATCGCACGGCGACCACCGCCGCTGCCCAGGCGACCGCCGCCGATCGGATTGCCACCGGCGAAGATGCGACCGCCACTGCCGCCGACCGGGTGGCTACCGGTCAGGATCGCACCGCGACCGCACTGGATGCCCAGGCGACCGCCGCCGATCGCCTGGCTACCGGTGAGGACGCGACCGCTACTGCCGCCGACCGGGTGGCCACCGGTCAGGACCGCACGGCAACGACGGCCGATGCCCAGGCGACTGCCGCCGATCGCCTTGCCACCAGCGAGGATGCCACCGCTACCGCCGCCGATCGGATTGCCACCGGCGAGGACCGTACGGCAGCTGGACAGGCCGCGACAACGGCAACGACGCAGGCCGACCGGGCGTTCGATGAAGCCGAGAGGGCCGAGGGATTCGCGGCGGGCCTGAGTCTGCCGAGCGCGGCGGGTAACGGCGGGCTGATCCTTCGGCAGAAGGTCGATGAGTCGGGGCTTGAGTACCGCGAAGGGCCTGCCAATCCCAACCTGATCATCGACGGCAACTTCGATTTCTGGTTCGAGGGCAACAGTCACAGCACCTTGGGCTATGGCTCGGCGACCATGTGGTACTCCCACTGGATCGACGCTACGCAAACCATCAGCCGCCAGGCGTTCGCGCTGGGGCAAACCGACGTGCCGGGCAACCCGCGCTATTTCTGTCGCAGCGAGGTGGCATCCGAGGGAACTGCGCTCACTCGCGCCCAACTTACCCAACACGTCGAGGGCGTGGCGACCCTGGCCGGGCAGACCGCGACGCTGAGTTTCTGGGCCCGGTGCGACAGGATCTCCGATGTTGCCATCGAGTTCGAACAGGTTTTCGGTTCGGGCGGGACGCCCAGTGCGATCGTGAACGGCATCGGCTCGACGCGGGTTACGTTGGGTACGGCTTGGCAGCGCTATGTCGTCACGGTGCAGATTCCCGGTGTCGCCGGGAAAACCCTGGGTTCAAGTAACGATGATTTCCTGGACATTAAGTTTTGGTTATCCGGGGGCAGCGATGCGAATGCGCAGACCGATGGGCTGGGGCCGCAGTCCGGTGTCTTCGACATCGCCCACGTCAAACTCGAGGAAGGCGAGATCGCCACTGAGGCCGGTTGGCGGAGTTACGCAGATGAGCTGGCGTTGGTGAGCCGATACTACGGGTTTGGGCGTCGCCAGAACATCGGTGCCACCGTATACGGTAGTGCTTATTTCGCGTCACCAATGTTTGATTTTGTTGTCAGTATGCGAACACCGCCCACTATGACGCTTTCTAATATGGAAGGAAATCAATACGCCTCCACCTCAGTAGTTGCCGCCACTGAGGTTAACTCACGTGTCGCAGCATATGAGAATGGGTTCGGATTCATAGCCAAATTGCCGGGAATCCCTGACAACAGCGCCGGGGTTATATCGTTTGATTTCATCGCAGATGCCCGCCTTTAAGGATCCATATGAATATCCAAACCATACAATATCAAGATGAAAGTCAGGTGAATCTAATAGTCGTCGCGGACAACAAATCTTTCACTATGCCGTGGCCCTGCCGCACCTGGCACGCCGCCTTAATCCAGGCATGGCTGGATGCCGGCAACGAGATCGCGCCGGTGCCGACCCCCGATCCCGCCGAGGTGCTGAATGACTGGCGTGAGTCCACCAAGGTGTCGGCCTTCCAGGCCCGCGCCGCGCTGCTGCAGGCGGGCTACATGCCGGACATCGAAACCCTGATGGCCGACCCGGCGACCGATCCGCTTACGGTGATGGCGTGGGAGAGCGCGCAGTTCTTCCGGCGCATGTCGCCGACCGTGCTCGAGCTGGCGCCGGTGCTGGGCATCGGCGATACCGAGCTCGACGACCTGTTCCGCTTCGCCCTGACCATTTACGCCTGACACCTCGAGGCCATAACAGGGGACGCCTGTATGCCCAACATGCGGTTGATCATTAACAACCTGCACGATACCACCCTGCTCAACGCCAGTTCCCAGGCCCTGCCCATCGGGAACACCCAGCGCTCCGAGCGCGCCCGGTCGTGGCGATCGACAGACGTGTCGCCACAGACGATAACCGCCACGCTGCCAACGCCATCCTATCTGGATGGCGTTGTGCTTTACCGGCATAACCTGTCGTCGGCGTCGCGGGTGCGCCTGGAAGTCCTCGACGGCACCGAGGTGATTTACGACACGGGCAACGTGAATATCTCGGGGCTGATTCCGCTCGGTGACTTCCGTTTCGGCGTGGATCCGTGGGGCGCGACGAGCACGGATAGCATCCCCGTCCAGCAGGCGGCGTTCTGGATGAACAGCCGCCTGGCGACTGGCTACCGGCTGACGATCATTGACCCCCAGAATCCCGATGGCTATTTCGACATCGGGCGGATTATCAGCGGCCTGGTCGTGTCGCCTCGGTTCAACGTGTCCTATGGCCTGCAACTCGAGTGGCAGGATTTCGGCGAGCACCGGCGGACGGAGGGCGGTTCCCTGCGCACGATCGGCGAGGGGCTCGCGCGGCGACTGTCGGTGAACCTCGATTGGCTGGATGCCTATGACCGCGCCAAATTCACCAGCGCTTTCCTGAAGAGCGGCAAGCGCCGCGACGTGTATCTCAGCGTGCTGCCCGAAACCGGCGGCATCGACGAAGCCGAGTACGCCTTTCTCGCGCGACGCGAGAATCACTATTCCCATACGCACAATCATTTCAACAACTGGCGTAACCAGATCACATTTGTGGAGGTCTGACCGTGGCTCACGTACCCACCGTTCCCAATTTTTCTCAGTACGATTTTGAGCTGGGCGATACCGATGAGGCGATCACCAAAGACGGCGGTCGTAACGCGGCGCTAGTGCAGTTCGGCGGCGAGCTGCGGCAGACGATGACGACGCTCAACCAGGATCTCGACCAGGTCGCCGAGGACAGGCAGGCCGCCGCGACCTCGGCCGGCGAGGCCTTGTTGTACCGTGACCAGGCGCAGGAAATCACCGAGACCGGCCTGCCGCCCAAGGCGGGCAATGCGGGCGCGGTGCTGCGTGTCGCCGACGACGAGCAGAGCTACATCCTGGATAAGCTGCTGCGCATGGTGATGCCGGCGGGCGCGGTGATGGGTTTTCCGTTCAAGCGGGCGCCGCAGGGCTGGTATGTGGCCAATGGCGTCGAGAAATCGCGTAGCGCCGACTTCGAGCTGTTTGCTGCGCTGGCGATCCTGACCTCGGGCGATACGGTCGCGGGCTCGGCGACGATCAGCGGGATACCCACGACCGAGGACATCGACGAGGATTCGCCGCTTAGCGGGCCGGGCATTCCCCTGGGCGCGGTGGTGGAATCCATCGTCGACGCCAACAGCGTGACGATCTCCATCGCCGCGACGGCGACGGCCGTGGGGGTGGATCTCGTCTTCGCCCCGTTCGGCGTGGGTGACGGCGTGACCACGTTCAACCTGCCGAACTATCTCGACATGACTCCGCGCTGGCTGGGCGAGGGGCGCGGGATTGCCGAGTACCAGGCCGACCAGAACAAGCGGCACGATCACGATGGGGCGGTAGGTGGGGGCGGTGGGCATGATCACCCCGCCTCGAGCGCTACCGCGGGTCGGCACGGTCACGGCGCGAGCGCTGGGCAAGCGGGCAACCATAGGCACCTGGAAGGCGGTCATCATGAGGTCGGGCATGGATCTACCGCCGCCTCATACGACGGCGGCCCTCGTAACGAGGGGGAGGATGCCGGCGCGTATCGGTATTACACGGAATATGCCGGGGTTCACGGTCACCCTATCAGCGTTGCGGCTGGCGGCGAGCATGACCACCCGATAGAGGTCGCGCCGGTTGGCGATCATGACCACCCCCTCACGATCCAGGACGAAGGTGGCGACGAGGTGCGCGTGCGCAACATGCCGCTGCTGCCGTGTATTCGGTGTTGATGGGGTTCTAGGCTGGACCCGGATCAGGCATCGCCGCCAGAGCGTCGCATATGCGCGACGGCGCTGTACCGCTGGCTAACACTTCATCACCGGACTCAAATATCGCAGGAAGAGGACACCGACTATATTAAAAGCCTGCCAGCTTCTAGGGGCCATGAGGCCCGCCACGG